AATTACCATCCCAGTTTGCATAATATTTAGGCACCCCTGAAGCTGTTCCTGGTGTGTTATAATATTCAGCCATAAAACTTGTATCTCTTTGTTCTAAAAATTCATGAATATTTGGTGTTACTGTAGAATTAGTTATTTGAACATATCTAATAATTCTTAAATCAGATGGAATTGTTACATATCTATTTCCATTTGTAGTAGTAGAAGTTGCATAAAATCTATCGGCATCTGAATCTACTGCTCTATAAATTTTATTTTCTGCATTTTGAACTAATCTGTTTAATATTGCATCACTAAAAACAGTGCTATCTACTTCTGTAAAATTTCTAATATCAGTTCTTAAATCTGTTATAGTGTATGCCATTATGATCTGCTACTCACTGGTCCTACAAAGATCTGTGAGCCTCCTCCTTTACTAGTTGTAGATGCTGCAGATGGAATAGTAAAGGTATATTTATTACTAAAAGTTTCTGTAGCGTTTGCAAAATTTTGTCTGTTTTCATTTATAACCGTTATTGTATGTCCACCAAATATTTTAGTTCCTGAATCAAAAGCTAATGCTGTTGTGCTCGCAGGAGTTTTTCCAAAAAATTGAGCTGAGGTTGCTCTAGTTAAGTTAGATATTACGTTACCAATTTTAGTAGTATATTTAATTACTTCACCAACAATTCTTAAACTAGACTCTTGAAATTTTAATGGGTCTGTGTCAGCGTTTTGTAATTTTTCTACTTTTTCTAAATAAACAAATCCTGTACCTGGGAATCCTGTCGCGTCTGTTAAAGTTATTTGTGTAGAACTAGCTGTGATAGCACCATTAATAGTTGTTTCTAAATTAAAAGTTTTTGCATCAACTCCACCTACACTTTGAACATTATTAAAACTAATTATATCATTTGTTGATCTACCATGATCTGGTTCAAATACAGTTATTGTAGTTGTTCCATTTGTAGATATTGGATTAACACCTAATATAGTTGATGTTGGAAATTCTGTTCTTGCAGGTCTTGCATTTAACAAACCTTGATTATCTGCACCTTTAGGTTTTGGTTCTAATTGTGGTTGCTTTGGTTCAAACTCAGATGTATGAACTAATGATCCATTCCATTCTTTTACCATTTCTAAATATGGAAACTCCATACCAGATCTATCTGATATTGCTTTTGAATGTTTACCTCTAGAAAAAGCCATTATACTCCATCTCCATAAAATGTTTGTGGTGTTATGAACGCTGATGTTCTTTGTCCATCTTCTGTTAATGCTCTAGCTAATTCATCTTCATAAATTAATTTATTTGCTTGAGCAGTTTCAGGAGAATATTTTAAACTTAAATAATATGCTAAACCAGAAGTCATACATGGTAAAAATCTGTATACAACATCTGCTTCATTTGTATAAGCACCAGCATCTTGTATTCTAGCTACATAATAAAATTTTAATTTATAGTTTGCACCAGAGAAAGAAGAGTTTGGTGTTAAATATAAAAATATACTAGGTGCAACACTTCTTTGAACATAATATTGTGATGGTGTACCTTTTGCTAGTTTATTTGGTAATGCAGAATAAGTTGATCTATCAATTTTTGTTAATGTAGTATCAACTGGTGCTGTTGCAGTTGTATCATCTCTAACATAAGCCTCTAATACATCACTTATATCTTGTGGAAAATTTGCATTATCGTTTGCAAAATTATATTCTGCTTGACCATTGACTAATGGAACTGAAGCTAGTTTTACTTTCCAAAGATGTACACCTCTGTTACCCCATTCAGATAATAAAATATTTAAAGAACGTCTTGCACTTTTTAACTGATAACCAGTTCTATTACCACGCAAGCCTGTTCTCTCATAAGCTTCTTCTATAATTTCGTCGATCGGTAGATCGAATGTTGTAGTACCCGACGTAGCCATTTTTCTCCTACTTATCTATTATAACAGTAACAATTGCATTTGAAAGAGCTGATATAGTCATGCCGCCTTCAAATAAAATTCCATCTTCTGCTAAGTTATAAGAAAAAACATCTCCGTTTGGAACATCAGCTTGGAATTGAGTTACTGAATTACCATCTTGTAAAGTTACAGATCCTGCACCTCCACTAGAAGATAAAATAATTCCTCTTAATCTTGTTCGTCCTCCAAAGACTGCTCCAGCTGCTGTTGCTCGAACTGCTTTTACATCACTTTTCATTATCCTGTGTATCCTATTGTTACAGAGTCTGTATTAGTTAAATCTAAAAAAACTCCTGTCTTAAATCTTATTCCACTTCCTGGAACAAAAACATCTAATCCTTCAGTACCAAACTTAGCTTGAAATTCTAATGAACCTGCATTTGAAGTTCCATCATGTAATTTAACAAGAGAGTTGTTTGCACCAAAAGCTTGAATGTAAGTTACTCTACATGGTCCTAAATCTATACCACCACCAGTAATAGTTTTAAAACTACCATCTGCTGTTAGTGTTGTAAATTTTTGATCACTTGAAAACGATCCGCCACCTGCCATTTTTTTCTCCTAATTAGGAGCCCCGAAGGGCTCCATTAAAATTATGATATGTTAGCAAGCGTGTCTACTCTTTTCCAGTTTGTTCCATCTGAAAAAGCGTATACTTTTGCACCAGCAGCACCATTATCAACATATATTAAAACGCCTTCGTTACCTGCTGCGCTTAATGTTTTTGTACCGTCAGTTACTTCAGTTGAGTTCGCACCAATTGAATAAGTGTTTTTTCCACCTTGTTGCGTATCGCCTGCATTCTTATTTGGTCCACCAATAAATCCATTAAGAGATGTTACTGGTCCTGTAAATGTAGTATTTGACATTTTTTATCCTCCTAGTTTTTTGAACGTAATCTCTAGGCCGTCGACTATACTCGTTTACGTTCTTAATTAATTGTATAGTAATAAGATTTATATATTAGATTTAATCAGAGCGCAAGAGGGCTGTGGTTTTGTTTTGATTTTATTGTAGCTTTAAGTAGCTACAGAAACTTCAGGTGCAACGCCTTCAACTTTATTTTGCATATGCTCTTTTTTAGCTTCTGCAAGTTTTATATGGCTAATTACTTCTCTGACTCTTCTGTCAATCTTAACCATATTGAGAGTATATCTACCCTCTTTAAGGTGTTCCTGCTCCCACTCTAGATCCAGACCCTTTTTTTTGTGATACAGGTCCTGTAGATGTTGCATCATCTCCTCCATTAATAACCTCCTCGTAGGTTATTCGTTTTTTTCTTGGATCATACATTTCTCCAAGATATTCCCATTTTATATCACCTTTTCCCAATTTGTCAATAATAGCATTTTCTATATCTAATGGACCTTCATTACAGGTAATTTTTATCTCCATTTTGTAATGATACGCATATATTTTGACTAGGAAATTTTTCATGTTCACACCTTTTATATCATATGTGGCGAGACAAGTCTCGCCACATAAATCTTTTTATTACGCTCCTGGAGATCCGAAGATACCTCTAGGGTCAGAGAATCCAAATGAATATCTCTCTCTAGCTTTGTATCTAACGTTACCAGTATCGAAGTCACCTTCCATTGCAGTTTTCAATGGAGCTCTGACAAACATTTTCATACCATTTGGTACGTCTGTTTTGATAAAGAACGCATCTGTATCTGTTAGGTAATTGTTAACCACATATCCTTGTGGAACCATTCCCATAGATCCGATTGCATTAATATCATTGTCAGCTGTGCCTGTTCTACCTGCAGACTTCATAAGTCTTTCTGCAGTAAATTGTAACTCAGAAGGAATAATCATTTTTACTCCTCTAGCTGCAATTTTAAGACCTCTTTCGTCAGTCATTTTAGCAATGTCAATTAAAGACTGCTCCAATGATGTTTCGTTAAGGTCTGCTGATGTTCCCAACTCATTCGAGAATGATCCCGCTACTGTTGGGTGATCAGTAGCACATAGCTCTTTGCCGTCACCACCAGCAAAAGCAGCATTGAATGCATTGTTAAGAACGGCTGCGGCTTTCACTTGTTTAGTGTTTGCCATCGATCTTGCTAATGCTTTTGTATATCTAGACGCGAGTCTGTCATACAAGTTGTCTTCAATCGCTTCTTCTGTGATTGCGAATGCAAGTGCAATTGTTTCGTGATTATAACGAGAAGTGAAAGTTTCTTGTGCGTCATCGAATGATACACCAGATCCTTCAGCTTTGACTTGCGCGTTTCCGAATCCTGATAACATTACTTCTTCTTCAAAAGCTCTGTCTGAATTCTCAACATCGTAAATCTCTGCATGTTGATTCTCGTATCTTTTGTACTCCAGGCCAAATAAAGCATTTAAACCTGGCTCTAGTTCTTTGACTAGTTGTTGTCGTGATATGGCCATTGTTTATCCTCCTTATATGCCTGTTGCCAAAGATCCAACTAGGTACTGATGCAAGTTACATTTTACAATAACTGAACAGTTCGCAGCTGTTTGATCTTCGTTTTCTGGATCCTCAGCGATTCTAACAATTCTTAATTGCTTAGCAGTTAAAGCTGCTGTTGCAATACTGATTTGTACGCTTGATAATCCTGTTGATGTACTACCTGCAGCAGCAGTTGTTGCATAAGTTTGTCCAATTTTGGATTGTCTTAAAGCAACTGTACCACCTAGTGTAGCGTCTGTTGCAACGATGTATTCTTGAAAAGGGTCATCGTTGACAAATGCTTGCACGTCCTCACTATTCGCAGGTGTAGTTCCTGTTGGAAAGAAGTTACTAAAAGTTGGTTTCTTTGATGTTGCATCAGTATATGTTACACCATTTAAAGTTCCAACCATAGCAGTTCCAGCAGCAGCGGTAGTTAAATAACCACCAGTTGCAGCATGGAGGTTTACTTTCACAGGCTCACCTTGGAATATGTTAGCACCATGTCCAGCATCTATTTGGTATTTAGACTGACCTTGAATTGCAGGTGTGTTGCCTACTCTCATTGCCATTCTTAATCCAAACCCTTGACTGTTTTTATTAGCCATGTTGTTTATCTCCGTTTAATTTAATCGGCAATATTTAGAATTGTTAAAAGATTAACTTTTCTTTGTACCACCGAAGGTTACACGAGTCTGCCTTTCACTATTGATAGGCATACTTGGGTGCTGTTCCTTCATGAGATCGTTGTTCACGGCTTCGTCTTTTGCTTCAGTTTGTTGCCTGAAGTATGCTTCACGAGCTTTCGCGATCTCCTCTGGTATCCTTGCCAGCACAAGGCCGCCAACCCCTATGACTCCTGCATATTTGCCTTCTTTAACAGTTGGATAATCAGTTTCTGGATATTGGTCTGCTCTTACGAGTTCCCATCCTGATCTGACTTTACCTGACATGTTCTTAGTGTCGTCTTTTCCAAGAACTTCAGCTCTTATCCATCTGTGTCTATAACCGTTAGGCGCAGGTGGTGCATCAAGTGATGACGGGGGAGTCCAAGTTGCAGGACGTTTGTCCTTTGCTCTTGTTTGACTCGCGCGTGAAGTTTTAGTTTCGTTTTCCATGTTACGCTCCTTCCTTCGCGTTTAATTGTTTTGCGTACTCTTCGAGTGGCACTCCTAATCTTTTAGCAATTGCTACTTGTGATGGAGTGAGTTTCACAGTTTTTCGGCGTCCTGTACCGCTTGGACGTCTAGCTGAAGCTACTGTCTGAGCAGGTCTTGCTCTTTCAGCAGAGTCATCTAATCTATCAAACTTCTGTGGAAATTCAACCCTAATTCTTTTGTCTATTTCTTCATAATATTCATCAGACTTAGGATCATAACCTTCCACCTCGACTAGTTGTTTATGTAGATCAAAAGCAGTGTAAGTCATTGCTGAATCATTACCAAACCAAGCATTTTTAGAAGCCCATTGCTCAGCTTTAGGATCAGTTTGCACTGATTGTGTCCTTTGCGGAGTAACATTTACTTCTTTTTCTTGTTTTGGTTCTTCTTCTTTAATGGCTTTTAAAGACGATAGTCTAGCTGCATCTGCAGTTAGTGTAGCTATTTGCTCTTGTGCTTTTACTTGACCATCTACATCTGATGCTTCAATAGCTGTTTTTAAAGCTTGTCTTGCAGCATCCATATTAGTCTTAACTCTGTTTTCAAACTCATCAACATAAGACTTGTCAAGTTTAGAGAATCTACCTTGCAGTTCATCTCTTTCTTTTTTTGTGACTTGAGCGAAAGCAATAGCTTCTTCTTTTTGTCTTTCTGCCTCTCTCATTTTACGAGTAAGTTTAGCAATACGTTTTTGAACGCCTTCGCTATATTCTTTTAACTCGTCTTTTTTCTCTCCATCATCTAACTTACTTTCTCTTTCATTTTCATAAGATTTATCTGTCCCATGATCTTTTTGATACTCGTAAGTCCTTTTGTCTTCGGCTTCCTCAACCTCTACTTCTTTCTTCTCATTTTCTTTCGCTTGCTCATCAAGATTAATTTCGGTTGCTTCTTGATCTGCTTCACCGACATCAACCATGTTTTCTTTTTTTTCTTCTTCTGGCATAGTTCCTTCCTATGTTAAATCTTT